GCGTCCACGACGAGCGTGGCGCCCTTGCAGTGATCGGAGTAGTCGACCGAGTTGATCGCGACGTACTCGGAGGTGAGCGCGTAGAGGGCCATGAGGGGGTCTCCTTGAAGGGGGGAAGGGTTGGGGGATCAGCCGGCGATGCCGACCACGACAGCGAACGCGAAACTCGGGGTGGTCCCGCCGAGCGTGTACGACACCCGCCACCAGTCGTCCGTGACCGCACCGGCCACCGACGTCGACTGATAGCCGGCCGTCAGGTTCGTCTCCGTCGTCAACGTCGCGCGGTTCGTCGGCGACGCGAACCCGACACCGTTGTCGGACTGCAGCACGACCGCGAGCGTGGGCGACGTCCCCGACACCGCGGTGACGTGCAGGCCGACGTACATGCGTTGCGACGCCGACAGGGCGCCCACCTGGAACGGGGTCGACGTGGACGACGAGGTGACCGCCGTGCCGTCACCGGCGAGCAGGACGCCGCGGGCGATCACACCCGACGACACGCACTGCAGCGAACCCGTCGCCAGATCGCCCGGCGCACCCGTCCACGGCGTGTACGACGACCACTGCGACTGCATCGTGTACGCCACCGACCCGGCCGCCGAACCGATCGAGAACGACTGCGTCACCCCGGACGTGCCGGCGTAGCCCCACAGGCGATCATCGAGCCCGTTCGCGGCGGCATCGGACATCAAGTCCATCGACACCTGCCCGGACTTCAGCCCGCCGATCAGCTCGACGTAGCGGTCCGACGTCTTGATCGGCGTCGTGTCCAGCGCGTTGCATTGCGACGCGAGTGACGCCGACTTGGCGAACGCTGCGATGCCCTGCTTGCCGAGCCACCAGCAGATGTCGGCGTTCATGTACACAGCCATCAGTCGACCGCCTTGCTCTTCGGAGCGAACTTGCGGACCGGCCGCCCCACGGGATCCGGCGCCGGCGCCTCGGCCACCTGCTCGAAACAGGCGGCGTTCTCGTCGAGGACGTACGGCGAATCGTCGTCCCACAGCGACCCGACCGGGATCGCGCCGAACGTCTCGACCGTGTGCTCTGTGACACAGACCTTCATCAGACACCAGCTCCTGACTTACGCAGGACGACCTGCAGCGGCACCCAGGCCACATGGGCGTACGTCTCGTCGTCGACGTCGTACTCGACGGTGCCCGGAACCGCGATCGTCTCGGCGACCCCGCCGAGCGTCTTGTCGGCCAACAGGGCCTCCCAGATCGACCGCTCGGCGCCGGCACCCGCTGACACGAGCTCGGCGATCAGTTCGCCCGCTGTGACCGCATCACCCATCACCGTTTGGATGCGGAGACGCACGTTGACCGACTTCACGCCGTCCGGGCCGAACGTGCCCCAGTACTCGATGTAGTCGCCCGACCCGGGCCACACCTCGATCTTGTTGTCGGTGCGCATCGTCGACGCGTCCGGGAACGCCAGGAAGTTGAAGTTGTTCACCTTCAACCGCTCCGACAGCTGCTTCGCGAGCGCCCGATGCGCCTCGACGACCTGGCCGGCCATCAGGCGACACCCCACGATGCGTGACCGCGGTACGCGTCGATGAAGTCGGCAACCGCCTTCGCTTCACGCTGACCGGCGGCACCCTGCTCGGTGATCGCCACCAGACCGAGCGACACGTCACGGGCCTCGAGGTACGCCTTGGCGGCCACGTAGAGCGCCAGGACCAGACCGGACGGGAACGTCGACCAGCCCCACTCCGCTGTCACCGTGACCGTCGTCTTCGGACCGTCGGGGTACCACGCCTGGCCGTAGCGGATCAGACGATCCGTCGGCCGCCACGCGCCACCCGGCGACAGGTTGTTCAGCGGCTCCGCCACGTAATCGGTGCCTGCGGTGAGCGTGGTGCCGTTCTCCACGACGGAGGTGATCGACGCTGCATCGTGCACCCACAAGATGTCGGAGCCGCTGACGGGGCGGTAGTAGCGGGCCGTGGCGGTCGTTGCACCGGTCACCAGCACCCACTCGCGGTCGGTCCGGTCCGCCATGAACGCCTCAGCCGCGCCGATCGCCTCGTCGTACAACCACTCGTCGTACGTCGTCTGCGACTTCGTGAACTCCTTGAGCTGCTTGACGGAGATGATCGTCACGTTGTCACCTCCGCAGGAACGGCGTCCGGGTGGTCGACACGACCACATCACGATCAATCACGAGCGACACCCGAGGGTGGTCGCTCTGGTTCTCCACCGAATGCCACCGATCGTGACGCACCCGGAACGGCACGCCGACCTCATGGTCGACGGGTTCGCCATCCTGGACGAGTCGACCACCTGCGGTGAACGGGATCTGCCAGCGCTCGAAGTGCGGGCCGGCGTCGACGTGCTCGACGACGTAGCCGCCAGGCTCGATCCACGACAGCCACGCCGAACGCACCGGCGCGAACGCCTCGACGAGCTCGGCGAACTGCGGCAGAACAACCCGGCCGCCGTCCACGACGACAACCTGACGGTACCCAGCGTGCACGTCGTTCGCCGGGGCCGGCAGGGACAGCAGTGGCTCTACGGCCGCCGCAAGGTCACTCAGCAGGTCGCTGGGCCACGATCGCGGCGCGGCGGCGGGAACGCCGGTCATCGGCGGCCACATCCTCGACGACGGCCTCGGTGGCCTCGGTGGGCTCGGTGGCCTCGGTGGGCTCGGTGGGCTCGGTGGGCTCGGTGGCCTCGGTGTCAGGCTTCGACGTCTTCGTCATCGGTGATCTCCTTCACTGCGGTCGCCGTGTGGCGAACTTCCATCGGTCGGCGGTACGTCTCGGACGCCCCGACGAAGAACTTGCGGTACCTCTTCACGAGCGCATCGTCGACGTCGAGGAGGTCGCCCTCCCGCACGCACACGTTGTCGGGTGCGTGGAACGTCGTTGTCGCCCTCATGAGCTGCTTCTGTTGCGCCATCTCGTCTTCCCTCTCATCGACTGATCGGCCAGTCCCCCACCCCGAGCCGAAGCCCGGGGTGGAGTCAGACGGATCAGGTGACGTTGAGCACCTGGACGGCGGCCGTGTCGACGAGGCGGGCGCCGTTGCGCCAACGCACGTACCAGCCCACCTTGCCGGTCGGGCGCTGGTTGGAGCCCATCACGACGGGGATGAACTGGACGGTCATGCCGAGCCGGTCCCGGATCTTGTACTTGCGCATGTCGCCGTACGCCAGGATCTTGTTGTCGGCGAGGGCGGTGACCGAGTTGTCCATGCCGCTGTTCTGGTACAGCGACTGGCCGAGGATCTGCGGCGGCTGCCCGCCACCCAGGTCGGTCAGGAACGTGTGCGCCACCGCCGTGCCGAACTGGCGGGTCAGGTTGATCACCGCGAGCGATGCCTGCCACGTGGCGTTCTGCTGGTGGCGGGGGGCGACGGCGTTCTGCAGCTTGTAGACGTCCGCCACGGCGTAGGTGTCGGTCGTCGTCGACGTGACCGCCGTGGCGTCGGTGACGAAGCCGTACGGCTGGTTCGAGCCCGAACCGGTCGTGAACACCGTCAGCTCGAGCGTGTCGCGGGCGTCGGCGAACATCATCGACAGCTCCTCGCCGAGACCGTCGAGGTCATCGAACGCGGGGAGGGTCGCCTCGGCGTACGCCTGCGCCTGGTGGATCGCGATGACCGGCTGACCGAACGTCGGCGAATCGTCCGACACCTCGGCGCCTTCGGCGTCGTAGGAGGCGGTGATGCCGGCCGACGTGATGCCCTGCCAGTTGTCGGTTGCCTGCGTCTCGACGGTGGCGAGCATGCGCACCGGGTTGACGACGCCGCTGCTGGTGAGGATCACCGACGGGTCGAGCGTGAACGGCATCAGGTAGCCACCGTTCGCGTCGGTCCCGACGTTGATCGCGGCGCGGTACGACTCGGCCTGACGGAGCAGGTCGGCGCCCTTGGCGTCGATGATCTGCGGCTGACCGGTGATCCCCCGGAGGAAGATCTCGCGGTACTGCGGGTCGCCGGTCGACAGGATGTGCCGGGCCAGGGCGCCGTTCCGGTTGACCTTGCGGTCACGCAGCATGGCGTCGACGTGGCTGCGGTTCTCGTCCGACAGGAACTCGTCGCGCTCGACCGCACGGTACGCACGGTCCTGCTGCTCGGCGTTGGCCTCGCGGGTGCGGGGCGCCGACCGGACGTCGTAGTCGTACGGGTCGTCGCCGCCACCGGCGCGACCGACGAACGCCGGCGAACCGGCCGGGGCCTTCGGGGCCGCCGAACGTGCGGCCTCCACGGCGAGGAGTCCGTCGAGCTCGGCCTGCTTGGCGGCGATCTCGTCGTGCGCCTTCGTGGCCTCACCGCGGAGCTCCACGATGCGCGGCTCCTCGGTCTCGTTCGCCGACCGCTTCTCGTCGGTCAGGGTCTGGGCGATCGTGTCGAGCTCGGCGAGCGCGGCGTCACGCTTGGTGATCAGGTCCGCGATCTGGGCGCGGAGCATGGTGATGTACATGGGGGGGAAGTCCCTTCTACGCGCAGCGAAGGCGCGTGATGAACGACGCCAGATCGGCGGCGTTGGTCCTGGTGGGATCCTCCGAGTGCTCCAGCGGCTCGGTGGTGGGCGCGACGTCAGTGCCTGCGGCGGCTGACAGCGGCGACTGGGGGCGACCGGAACGCTCGGCGCGCTCACGGTGGCGATCATGGAAGTGGTCGGTCAGGCAGCGCACACCCGCCGTGGCGGCAGGGTTCGCCGGGTAGACGACCGGCCCGAACTCGAACAAGCGCACCTCACGGATCGTGCGCTCCGGGATGCCGTCGGGGTTGTGGTCCGACTTCTTCGGCGCCATGTTCCATTCGTCCTTGACGACACGGAACTTGAACGACGCCCCGAGCTGCGACCCGAACGTACGGCCGTCCATCGTGCGGCCCTGGAGGGCCGGCAGGACGAAGTCCCGGTTGTAGTCGGTATCGAGCAGCGGCACCTCGTAGTAGGGGCCTTCGTCCTCTTCGCGCAGCTCCTCGATCGGGCCGAGCGGCTTGTCGGCGATCGTCGGGTCGTACCCGTGATCGAACGCCACGACGACGCCGGAACGGTTCTCCTTGATCGTCTTGCGGTGCGAGCCGAACACCAACCGCTCCAGGAAGTGCCCCTCGATCCACGAGTTGATCTCGTACCACGAGTCGTACTTCGAGAAGTGGCCGACCATCGTCGTGCCATCCGTCGAGGGTTCCCCGTCGCCGGCGGCGCGTAGATCGAGAGCAGGGATGCCGTCGAAGCGCCCGCGGAACAGGGTGTCGGTCAGTGCGGTCATGCGGGGTCGCCTCCGGGGGGATCTTCCACGTCGGGAAGTTCTGGGCGGTTCTCGAGCTCGCGCATCTCGTCCACGTCGAGCAGCGGCTTTCCGGCCATCTGCTCGATCTCGGCGGCGATCCTGTACGACTCGTAACGGGTCTTCAGGTCGGCACGGAGCAGACCGTCGGGGTTGAGCTTCACGTACTGCGGGCGGGCGATCAGCGACGACCATGACGCCTCGATCTGGCCAATCGGGTACAGCAGCTCCTGCAAGTAGTCCTGCTTCGACTGCTCGCGGTTCGCGTACGTCACCGACGCACCCGACGGGGCGATACCGATCTCCGTCGGCGGCGTGCCCATGTAGCGGCACACCTGCTCGTCGGACAGCTTCATCGTCTCGATGAACTGCGAATCCTCCGGATTCACCTGCATCTGCGTCCACTTGATGTTCTGCGGCAGCACCAACGGCTCACGGTTCGTGCCTGACGTCGCCTCCATGACCCGCTTCTTCAGCGTGTCGGCGCCCTCCTTGCCCGGGTCCTTCTCGGGCGAGATGATCGACGTCGGATGCGCCCCGTCACGGAAGAAGTTGCCGCCGAAGTCCTGCGCCGCCATCCCCGGGAACAGGGACCGGGCAGCGAACTGCAACGGGTTGAGCCCCTTCGGCGAACCAGGCAGCACGTACATCGGGACGTGATACAGCGGGCCGAGCGGCCACAGGTCCACGGGCTTGTCGTCGAGCGTCCAGCCCTCACGATCCGAGTAGCCGACCCGATCCGGATGCAGCAACGTCGCCCGGGCGGCACGCGTTGCCGAACCCTCGACGGTCGAGATGTACCAGTTCGCTCCGCCACGGAGATACATCGACAACACGGAGCCGAACACCCACGACGACCGGAGCGACCCGTCGCCCTGCGGGTCGGCCACGATCATCGGATCCGCGATCACGTCACGGTTGCGGTGCGTGTGCACCGGGAACGATGCGATGGTGGCGGCGTTCTTCATCGCGCAGCGCCACACGACCGAGTTCGACAGCGCCACGTCGAGCGACTGCACCGACGTGCGCGTCACAGCCGAACCGGAACCGGTCACCATCCACTGGTTGACGAACTCGGTGAAGCCGAACACCCGCTCGCGGGCCTCACCCTCGGGACGCCGGCGGCGCGCAAGCAGGCTCATCCGTCAGCCTCCAGGAACGACACGACGACCAGGCAGGCGCCGCCGATGATCAGGCCGAACGACCGGGACAGATCCCACGCGCCAATCGTCACGGCAGACATGCCCACCAACTCGCCGAGCGTGGTCAATCGCTCACGCATGACCACCTCCGTGGACTAGTAGACGAAGAACTCGGGCTCAGCCATCGACGCGACCCCGGACAGGGCGACCGTCACCGCCGACAACGGCGTGATCTCAACCGACGACTTCCGTGCATCCCACACCGAGGCGCCATCAGCACCAGGACGCAACACGACGCCAACCAACGCACGATCGAGCACACCCTGGCCGAGATGGGCCAGCTTGAACGCGTTCGCCGCGTCGATCAGGTGGCCCGTCGCCCTCGACACATCCGCCGTCGACACCTCGACGACCTCGACGCCACGCTCGACGAGCTCGGCGATGAACGCACCCTCGGGCGCCGACTTGTGAATCCGAACCGGCAGACGCTTCGCATTCCACACCTCGACGCAACGATCGACGACCCACGCAGTACCGGGCCGGCGGTCCAGCGACTCGACGTGCTCGAGCCCGTCAGCCGTACGGCCGGCGATCCCGATCGTCGCCCACTTGCGATCCGGTGACACCGACAACGCCCAGCAGTCGTTCGAGACGATCTTCGACTGCGGCCGCTGACACCCAGCCCACACGTCGGGAGCGATGACGTCAGCCGAACCGCCATCATCCGGCGGCGCCCACACGCACAGGTACTCCTGCGCGAACCCTTGCGGGCCGAGCACCGCCAGCTCACGCTCCAGGAAGTCGATCGACGTGCGACCGGCCACCAGGCCCGGGATCGTCTCCCACCACACGGAACGGTCGAACGGGTCGACCTCGGCGAGCAGTACGTGCCCCTTGTCGTCGACCGTGAAGTCCTGCGCAGACCAGCCGGCCCAGCCGAGCGAACCCGACCGGAGCTTCGCCTGCTTACGTAACGACCACCACCAACCCGACTTGCCCTCCAGGGCGCCCGTGCCCAACGCGTTGAGCTGAGGGTTCGCCGCA